CTCAGCCCGCGGACGCCTCACACGAAAAATCCAACCTTTGTGTTGACATTCGTTCGCGTTTGTGAATCACATTCGCACGCGTCGCAACGTTGAACGCGTTGGTCATGGCGCCGCACGCCTGCCCCCCACATTTTGTTTTGCCGGGTGCCGGTGGGCGAGGCTTGAACGCTGCGTGTGTGACGCGTTGCATGTGTTGTCGCGTGCGTAATGCCTGTGTGTGGGGGTGGGCTGTGTGTGGTGTGTGCTCGAGGCCGGCGCCGTGTGTTGTGTTGGTGGAGCTCATGTCACCAGTTGCGTGAGGGTGTGTCGTTGATGGTTGTGTTGATGATGGTGCGGCGTGTGCGTTGGCTGTTGCATGGTTTGCATGCGGCTCGGAGGTTTGCTTCGTCGAACCATGCGCCGCCTTCGCGCCAGCTGATGATGTGGTCGGCTTCGTTTGCGGTGCCGGTGCATCGGTCCCCGGAGATCTGGCATATTCCCTGGTCTCTTCGGAGGATGCGGATTCGGAGTTGTTTCCAGCGTTTGTCGTGGTAAGGCGTTGACGCGTGACGTTTAGGCATGGCTACTTGTGGGTGGCATCGTCGAAGCCTTGGTTGGAGGCACGTGTGTCGCTCACGGTGCGGGCGTCTGTCAAGGGCCAATTGAGTTTGCCTGCCTGCTCGAGCCGTTTGTATGCGGCGAGCGTGATGGCCTGACTGAGGGGGTCCCGGCGGGGAGGGTTGATTCTCTCAATCCTCACCTGGGGTCATCTCCGGTTGGAACGTAACGTAGCAGCAGGCTGTTTGTGTTGCAAACCATTCGTTGGTGCAGCGTGCGGTGGTGTTGCATGGCTAGGCGGCTGTGTCTTCTCTGGTGGGCAACCCGTGTTCGAGGCGCCAGCGGCGTTCGCGGTGGTAGCAGGGGATGCAGAGGGGGCCTCTGGCGGGGATGTTGTGGCAGTTGAGGTCGGACCAGCCGCCTTCGTTGCGGGGTTGCATGTAGCCCTCTCGGCCGGTGGCGTCGCAGAGTTTGGGGGGTTCGGTGATGCGGGTGGCGATGGCTTGGTTGATGATGCGGGCGAGTTCGTTGTGCATGACGGTGATTCCGTGGACGTGTGCGGCGAGGTCGGCGAGCTGGTCGCCGATCTGGTTGCGTTTGAGTGCGGCGTCTTCGACGGTGGTGACGGGGACTTGGTCGGTGACGGGGCGGCCAGCATGGTCGGTGAGTGGTTCACCGTCGGAGCCTTCCAACTGGACTCGGATGCATCGTTGGCCGCGGGGGCCGGTGCTGTTGGTGGTGGTGGGGTAGCCGTCCAACGTGTGGAGTTGGTGGAGGAGGTGGTCGATGGCTTGGTCGATGCGGGCGGCGTTGTTGGCGGCTTGGATGCTGGCGCGGTCGAGGTCGGCCCGGTAGCTCATATGGGTTGCCTCTCGGTTTTGGGTGGTCGGCCTGTGGTGGCTTCGGGGGTGAGGCCTCGGTGTTGGCGGGCGCGGCGGAGGAACACTTTCCAGATGGCGGGGTATTGGGCGCGGACCCATCGGGCGGCTTGTCGTTCGGCGTCTTGCCAGGCGTATTCGGATGGGGTGGCGGTCATGGTTCGGTGCGGGGTGGGAGGGTTGGGGTGGGGTTGCGTGGGCGTCTGGTGGCGATGACGGTGGCTTCCCAGTCCCAGATGTGTCGGTGGTCGCCGCGGGTGTCGTAGTCGTCGGCTGTGGCGTCGATGGCGAGTTGCCAGTCTTCGGGGTTGGCGACGGTTTGTTGGAGGCGGTTGCGGGCTGTTGCGATGAGGTCGGTTTCGGTGGTGCCGTGGATGGTGTAGGTGAGGCGGTCGAGGCGGGTGTGTGGCATTAGAAGGGTTCCTCGTCTGTGAGGGCGCGTTGGGTGTAGTCGGGGGGCTGTGGATATGTGACGCTGGGAACAGGGGACTCTCTTAAGAGAGTCCCCCTGGTTCCCATTTGCGTGGGGTCCTGGTTCCGGCCGGTTCCTGTAGTGGTTTTGCAGGGGTTTTGTGTTGGTCCCGTCCCCTGGTTCTGGGTGGCTGTGGATAAGGTGGTACCGGAACCACTTTGGGGCCTGCAAAGCCGCATCTGGTCCTCTTTCCGATACTTGACTGCAGCGACCACAACGGCCCGCCTGGTGCCGTTCCCTGCTGCTTTCAACGCTGTCCCTGCGACCCTGGTGGATGCGTCGACGGGTACGTTCAACTCGTCGAGTGCGCGTGCCGTATCGGCGGTCCCTGCGGGCCAGACGGGCCCGTCTGCGAGGCTGTAGCGGATCGGGTCGTGCTCGAGGACGATCTTCGTTTCGTCGGGCACCCACCCCATGCGACGCTTCTTCGCTTTGAGGGTGAGGATGCTGTTGTCGGCTTTCGTCATCTGCCAGACGACGTCGACGTCGTCGTTTTTGGCTGAGGAGCCGCGTTGACCTTTGTCGAGGTCTTTGCCGGCGTGGTCGATGCGGACGAAGGCGCGTCCTTCGGTTTTCAGGTGCAACCCGGTCCACCGGTACCAGTCGCGGATGGTGTCGGCGTCGTTTTCTTTGCCTTTGACGGCCCTGGAGAATGTGTCGATGATGACGAGGGCTGCATTGACTGATCGTGCGAGCTCGACGACGGCTTTGCCGCCTTCTGGAGAGTCGAGCGGGTCGATGGATGGGAGTAGGGCGTAGTGGAGGTGTGTGAGGTCGGTTGCGGGGCCGTAGCCCATGTCTTCGAGGCGTTCGGCGAGGTCGGCGTTGGTCATCTCGAAGTCGAGGTAGAGGACGTCGATGGCTGCTTGTGGGCCTGTGAGTGCGGGGGTTCCGATGGCTGCTTGGACGGCGAGCCAGAGCGCGAACAGGGATTTGCCGGTGCCGCCTGGTGCGTAGATGGCGACTGAGCGGCCCGAAGGGATGACGGGTTCGATGAGCCAGTCGGCCAGGTTGTGGTCGATGCCCCAGAATTCGGGCCAGTTGATGAGCATGCCGTCGGGGGTGTGGCCGTTGGTGAGGGGTGTTCCGGTTTGGATGGCGTAGCGGGCGCGGGCGATGAGTTCGGTTACGTCGCCCATCGTTCCGCCCTTCCCATTGCGGCGTCCGCTTCCGCTTCTGTGATGACGCCGGCTTGGGTGGCGTCGATGATGCGTGCGATCCACGCGGCGAATGATGCTTCACCGCGGGCGATGCCTCGTGTGCGGTCCCAGACGGCTTTGTCGACGTCTGACAGCTGGTCGTAGACGGGCCCTTGGTCGACCATCCAGTCCGGATACAGGATGCGTTGTTTCTGGTCGTCGAGCTGCCGTTGGAGTGCTCGGGCACACCAGTCGCATGGGTCTCCGGGGTGGCCGTACCAGCTGGCCCCGCAGTCGCATTCGATGAGTTGTTCGGTGTGTTCGAGGGCGGCGATGGTGGCGACCAGTTCGGCGACGGCCGGCCTGGCCCATCGGACCGCGGCCGTCCACGTCGTACTGGTCGCCGTCGCCATCAGAACGGTTCTTCGTCGTCTGTCGCGGGGATGTTGAGGGGTGTGGAGTCGGGGGTCCAGCGGGCCTGGTAGGTGGGCTGCGCCCGGTCATCCGGCGGGTCTTCGGTGACGGCGATCTTGAGGCGGTCTCCGTTCTTGGCGGGTTGTCCGGAGGCGCGGATTGCTTCGGAGATGGCGCGTTGCCCAGCCTCTTTCAGTGAGAAGCGGACGGTGTCGCCGCTGTCGGTTTGGACGGCCAAAACCCATTCGGTTCTCGGGGCGCCGGTTTTGCGGTTCAATACGGGTGCGCCTTCGAAGGTCATCGGTCGTTGTTCGAATGAGATGACGCGGCCTTCTATCGTGCCGTGTTCTTTGCGGGTGAGTTTGGTCCAGTCGCCGCCGATGGCTTGGGCTGCGGTGTTGATGTCGTTGCTCATGCTGTGTTCCTTTGTGGTGGTGTTGATGTGTGGATCGCAGAGGTTTGGGCGGCGAGAGACCGCATGTCGGGTGGTGTTTCCAATTCGTCCAACAGTTGGGCGATGCCGGTGAGGTCGGTGGGGTGGAGGCCTCTAGCCCGGAATAGTTCCCGACGTTTCGGGGACAGCTGCTTGTATCGGGCGAGGAGTTCTTCGCGTTCGATTGCGAATGCTTTGGCTTCGGCTTCCTTGAATGACATCCCGAACCATTCCTTTGATCGTGTCGGTGCCGTAGGCGCCTTCTCTGGGGCGCCGGCGGGGACGTCGATCTTCTTGACGGCGCCCTTCCCGTAGTTGTGTTTCTTCCGCCAGTCCACAACGCTCAGTGCGAGGGTGGCGCCGGCCAATCCGTGGGCCATGTCGACCCGCCAGAGTTCGCCGACGTCGTGTTGGTCGTCGCAGTGGATGACGTAGGCGTCGTCGTAGTTGATGCCGTCGGGCATGGTGGTCCATTCGGTGACTGTGGAGCGGTCCCCGTCCCGGTCGACCTTCGCCGATGTGTGTGGTGCGTACAGGTACAACGCGAATTGGGTGAGGGTGGTGTGCGGGTAGAGGACGGCGTTGACGCCGCCTTTCAAGTCGAACAGGGTGGGTGCGCCTTGGTATTGGAGGATGGCGTCGTAGCGGCCGACGACGGCGTGGTCTGGCCAGGCGACGAATTGTTCGACCCGGTCGGGCATCGGCTCCAGCTGGTAGGCGTCCAAGGTGCGTTGGAGTATCTGGTTGTCGGCGCGTTGCTGGTCGGTGATGAACTCTGTCTGCCCCAACAAGGTGAGTTCGAGTACTCGGTGGCGTTGGGTGCCGCGGTCGGCGCGGGCATGCGATTTCGCGACTCGTTCAGCGTCGGCGCAGACGGTTTGGACGAGTTCCCTGTTGTCCAAGTCGACGGCGGCCCGCTCCCTAAGGGTGGGGTCTAGGGTGAATCCGATGCCGATTTGTCGTTTCATGTATTGTTCGATGGCGAACCGGTCGGCGCAGATTTGGGCGACTTTGGATGCGCTTTTTACTCGTTTGCCGTCGAGCCAGTAGGCGTGATCCTGATCGGCGTACACCAGTTTCATTAGGCGGTCCTTCGGGTGTGTCCGGGGTGTTGCGTATACCAGTAGAGGCGGGCTTGGTGGGGGGTCATTGCGGCGATGACGACGCCTCTCGGCGGGTCGGGCCATTCGCCCAAATAGTTGCGGCACTGCTGTTGGACGGGGCAGGAGTGGCAGATGGCTAACGCGTTGGCCAGTTTGATGCGGGTGTGTGGTGATGCGTACACCCCGTTGCGGCCGTGTCGTTTGTCGTCGATGACGAAGACGCCGGTGTCGACGCCGTTGCATGCGGCATCCTCCTGCCAGTCGTTCACGCCGCCTCCTCGAGGAACATGCCGATTCGTTCTCGGGTCATGGGTCGCCGTAGTTCTTTCTGTCGCCGGTGGCGTTTGGGTTTCCGTGTTGGTAGCCGACGCGGAATCGTGGGTTGCCGGTGGGGTTGTGTGGGCTTTCCGGTTGGGTGCCCGGTTCGGGGGTGTCGGCTTCTTGGAGGAACATGCCGATGCGTTGGCGGGCGAGCCAGTAGTTGTCGGCGTCGATGTCGATGCCGACGGCGTCGCGGCCTTGTTCGGTGGCGGCGGCGAGGGTGGTGCCTGAGCCGGCGAACGGGTCCAACACGATGCCGCGGCGGTAGTTGTCGTGGCCGCAATCCGACCAACCGAGAGTTTCGTAGAGTTGGCCGCGTGCGCCGGCGTCCTCGCCGTTGTCGAGCGATCCAACGCCACCCTTATCCGCTAGGTGTCGGGCCGCGGTGGCGTCGGTGTGTTGACCTTTGGTCATGTTCGATTTGGCGGCCCGGAACGCTTCGTATTCGGGCGTCTTGCCGACGATTCTCCGCCGCGGTTCCCCGCATACCCGGCAGACATGCTGGGGGCACATGAGTCGGATGAGTCGTCGGGGTAGGGCGATGGGGAAGGTGGCGTAGTGGGCGCCGGCGTAGGGTTGGGTGGGGATCGTCCAGGCCTGGTGTTCGGTGGGGTCGTCTTCGTCGAGTTGCCAGTAGTCGAGCGGCGGCGCACCCGCACCGTCGTTGTTGCGGTCGGCGAGCGTTGCCCGGTTGCCGTCCGCCGACGTCTTGGCGGTGCGTTGCTGCGACTTGACGCCCTGCGCCGTGCGCGGGTGGCTATTGGCGCTGTAGTCGGTGCGTTCGGCGTCGAGGTCGAACCATCGGTCCCTTCGCATGCAGGCGATGGTGACGTAGCTGGTGGAGGGGCGGCACTTGTCGCCGAGGGCGCCGACGGGCGGGTTCGGCCTGTGCCAGACGATCAGGTTGCGTACCCGCCACGGGTCCAACGTGTCGTCCGGGTGGAGGAGGTTGCGGCCGTAGGCGAGGCTCGCCGGGTACAAGGTGGGGAGCAGACACAGCGACTTGTCGAGCGGCCAACCGCGGCCCTTGTCAATGGTGGGGGCGACGGCGGCGAGGTTGCGGTATCGCTCTACGGCCTCGTTGCCGGAGCGGTGCCATCCCGTCTCGTTGTTGCCGCTGTAGGTGTCGCCGAGCTCCACACACAGAGAGCCGTGCGGTGCCAGCACACGCCGCCACTCACGGGTCAACGCCAACAGCGTCGACAGGAACGCGGCCGGGGTCGCCTCCGACCCGATCTCGAGGTGTTTGTCGGGGTGGTCGGCGGGCAGATACGAGCGCAATGCGAGGAACGGTGGCGACGTGACGATCAGGTCGATGGATGCGTCGGGGATGCCGGCCATGACGTCGAAGGCGTCGCCCACATAGAACGTGGCGACACTCACGAGACGTCTCGTTCGTGCAACAGGTAGCGGGCGCCCTTCGTGGATTGCTGCCAGCCGTGGACGACGAGCCGCCACCCGGCGGCGCGTAGGGCGGGGGTGGCGTCGGCTTCGGCGATCTTGCGGCAGCGGGCCGAGATGTTCGTGTACGACGTGGCTTGCACACCCATCGTCTCCGGGCCGCGGAGTGCGACGATGTCGAGGATTTCGAACAGGTCGTGTCGGGTCATCGACCGGTGGTCCCAGTGTTCGGTGATGGCGACCGTCCATCCGTCGGCGCGGAGATGACGGAGCGACAACTGCATCGGCGTCATGTCACCGGGTTGCTGGTAGCTGCGGCGAGGGCGTGTCAGGCAGGGTCGTTGTTGACGTGGTGGACGAGGTTGCGGGCAGCGTCGATGACGTTGTGGTGGGGGACGTTGCCGCAGTAGTGCTCGTGCTTATCGAGGGCGGCGACGAGGTTGTCGTAATCGACGCGACGGACGACGACGACGTCGTCGCGGGCACCACCGTCGATGAGGTCGACGAGGTACTCGTCGAGGCTGGGGCCGTCGTGCTTGTTGATGATGGGACCTCCGTGGTCGAAGTGGTTGTGGTTGATGTCGGCGAGACGGTGGTCGTGGTAGTCGTCGTATGGCATGTCCCCTCCGATGCGTCGGGATGCTGGTCGAGGAACTGGTAGTAGGTGGCTTCGTCGGTGAACGTGTATGTCTGCCCGTCGAGGCAGATGGTTCCGTCACCCCACGCACCGGCGGTGGTGCCGTAGGCGATGAGTGCGGCGCCGATGGCGAGGGCGGCGAGGAGACGCTTCAATTGGGGTGTCCTTCAATTTGTTGGGGGGGTGGTGGGTGTCGGGCCTGCCCCCGGCGGAACAAGGGCAGGCCCGACACTGCTCGGCCGGTCAGCCAGGGGAGGAGGCGACCGGCGGAGAAAGACGCCAGATGACCGGGGCACCGGCGGCGAGACGGTCGATGATGGAGTCGAGGAGGGTGGTGGTCCCCGCCGCCACGATGGGGGTGTCGTGGCGGCGGGCCGACCCCTGCCGCGTCACCGAACGGGGAGCGGCGGGAGGGCGGTCATGGTGGATATGTTCGGCGGTCCAGTCACAGTGAGGACAGTTCACGACGCACCGTCCTCGTCGAGTCGAGCCAAATCCTGTTTGAACAGGGAGATGACGTTCGCCTCGTAGACGAGTCGTTCGTACTGATCCTTGGGCATCGCGTCCGGTTTCCGCATCTGCGGGGCCGTCATGTAGGAGGTGGGATGTCGGCGGCGGGCGGCGCCCATCTGCTCGGCCATATGGTTCGCGGCGTACCGGTCCTGGCGGAGTCGGCGGGCCCGTTCAAAGTTGGTGACGGCTCGGCGTTGCTGCCAACGGGTGACGGCATCCCAGGTGATGCCGATGACGGCCAATAGTCCGACGGTGACACCCCACCAGACGACGACGGTGCGGACGGTGCTCATGCGACGGCCTCGGCGCGTTCCGCGGCGAGCGCTTCGACGTCGGCCCGGTTGAAGCGTCGTTGCCTGCCGGGGGTCCATTCGGCGACGGGGAGGGTTCCGTCGTCGGCCCAGCGGACAACGGTGCGGGGACTGACTGCGAGGATGAGGGCCGCTTGAAGCGGCGAGAGCATGTCGGACTCGGGCATGTGTCCGACTCTAGACATATGTCCGACACTGTGTCAACAAATACGTAGCGGACCACACCCACACCCGTCATAATGTCCGACATGAGCATGTACATGAGGACGGACGAAGGTCACGTCCCCACCTGGTCGTTCTGCGACCGTCTACGCAAAGCCCGAGAATCCGCCGGGCTCGAACAAGCCGCCCTAGCCGCCCTCCTCGGCAAGAAGCGATCCACCGTCTCCAACTGGGAGCGTGGCGCCAACCGGCCCGACGAACTCGCCCTCCGGGCGATCGCCTACCACACCGGCGTCCGCTACGACTGGCTGACCGGTGCTGATACGGAGGCAAATATCATCGGATATACATTTCTCCCAGTTGACGAATTGCCTCTTGCGGCGTGACCCGAAACGTGATCTATATTCACCGACCATCGGCGGAGGTAGGGGAACCTCCCACGACGGCGGGGGTGGACATGGCGACGACATGGGTTCAACGTTTCTCGGCACACCAACGGTTTCGGAGCCTGTCACCGGAAACGGTTCGGCGGCGCCGTGAAACGTTGGAACAGTTCCAACGGTTCCTTGATCCGACAACATTGATCGAGGCAAGGGCCGACGACATAGAACAATTCTTGGCCTGTAAACGTGCGGCCCGCACCCGACACGCCTACCGCTCCGACCTGAGAGTGTTCTACCAGTGGCTTGCCGATAAAGGAGTCATTGTGTCGTCGCCAGCGGCGAAAGTGGCACAGATCAAAGTTCCGAAGTCGCTGCCCCGCCCCCTCTCGGTGGCGGATTCGATGGGTGCCCTCGTCCACGGCGACAGGCGGGTGCGGCGGATGGTGGCCCTCGCCTTGTTCTGCGGGATGCGGTGCCATGAGATCGCCGGCCTGTTATCCGAGGACGTGTGGACGCATGGTGAACCGCCGGTGATTGTGGTGCGGCATGGGAAGGGCAACAAGGATCGGACGATCCCGTTGCATCCGATGGTGCGGGAACTGCTGCTCGATCTGCCGGCGTCGGGGCCGGTGTTCCCCGGAGCGACCGGCCCGACGATGCGACCCGCCTCAGTCGGGCAGGCGATCAAACACCATTTGGAGGCGACCGGCATCGACGGCACCCCACATCAGCTGCGTCACACGTTCGGCACCGAGCTCGCTAGGGCGTCGGGCGGTGACATGGTGTTGACGGCGGCGTTGATGGGCCATGAGTCGATGACGACGACGATGGGATATGTCAGGTTGACGGCGGGACGCGCTGGTGAGGTGGTCGCGGACATGTTCGGACCGTCGTCGTGACATTTCGCCCGCACCCCGGTGACCCCCCGACTAACGTCATGACGCTGGAAAGTGAGACTGCTATGAATGTGCGTGGTGTCCCGTTGATCATCATCGGCGTTTGTGCCGTGATCGCCGCCGGCCTCTGGCGGCTACTCGAGGAGCCGACCCGGACCGCCGTCCGCATGGCCGAAATCATGGGCAACTCAACGCCGGAGGCGCCGATCGTCGGCCCGATCATCCTGGCAGTGGCCGGGGCGTTCCTGGTCCTGTTGGGCGTCATCTTGCATGCTGCCCCAGAACGCGCAGCAGCCCCCCACCCCGAAGGGTGAGGGGCTGTTCGGTCGAACTGGGTTGGGTCAGTAGTCGTAGAGGTCTGTGCGCAGCACGTATCGGGCGACGGAGAACAGGTAGCCGGCGACGACGACCAGCACCGTCAACACCATCGTCTTCACCGCAACAGGTCCTTCAACTCGCCGATGACGGTGTAGGCGCGGGCAATGTTGTCGTCGACCCGTTCGAGCAGGGCACAGAAGTCGACGGTGACAACCAGCGGCGACGGCTGCGACACCGTCTCCTCGAGCTCGGCGATGACACGATCCGTCTTTTTGCTCACGGGACGACCGCCAGTGTGCGACCCTTCACAAACAGGCGTTCCTCCCAGGCGGCGATCATCGCCGTCGACACGTCGATCGTCACCGTCACAATCTGCGCCGGATAACTGTCGGGGATCGTCCAATCCGCCACCACGCGCACCGTCCCCGCCACATTGTCGACAGTCACCGTCTCCCCCGTCAACGCCGTAGTCGTCCCGGCGGCGTCGGTGACCGCCACCTGGGCGGTGGAGCCGACGACGGAGACGGCGGGGTCGACACGCGTGAAGGTGCGGTCGATGTGGGCGATGTTCCCGGCCCTAATCGTTGTGATCGTCATTCGGCCTCCGTGGTGGTGATGGCGCCGCCGGATGTGACCGCGACGGTGATTGTGCCGGTCGAATCGGTGACACGGATCGTGCCGGTCGACGTCGCCCCGGTCGTCGCCGCAGCCGACGTCGCCAACGCCGCAGCGATCGACACCGCCAACGCGATGACGTTCGGGTTGACGACATACCCGAAACGCAATGTGGGGGCCGGTATCACCGCCGACAACGTGATCGTGTTCGGTGTCGCCGTCGACGCGGACGTCCCCGACGCGGTCGCGGCGGGGATGGTGACGGTCAACGGGATGACGGCCGGTGTCGCAGTCTTCGACGCTTGCGGCAGGGCCGCCGGCATCGTCACCGTCAGCACAGTGGCCGCTGGGAGAGCCGTAGACGCGGCTTGCGGGGTTGTCTGGGGGATGGTGACCGTCGTCGTGATGACGGCCGGGGTGGCGGTCCCGGTGGACGCACCTGTCGCCGAGGCTTGCGGCACAGCGACTGCGAGCGGGATGACGGCGGGGGACACTGTCGCACCGCCAGCGGTGACCGCCTGCGGGATGGTGACGGTCAGCGTCGTCGCCGCCGGCAACACGACCGCACCACCCTGGGTGACGGCCTGAGGGACGGTGACCGACAGCGGGATCACGGCCGGTAACGCGGTGGCGGAGCCGCCTCCGGTCGCCGCCACCTGCGGGACAGTCACAGTCAACGGGATGACGTCGACACCGACCGTCGACCCGGCAGACACCGCCGGGTCGAATGCGACAGCAAGCGGGATGACAGCTGGTGCGGCGGCCGCATGCCCGGCCCCTGTCGCCGCCGGCACCGTCACAGATCGGGCGATCACCGCCGGCGCCGCCGTACCAGCACTACCCCCCGACCCGGTCGCCGCAGGCACCGCCACCGCACGGGCAATCACCGCCGGCAACACCACCGTGCCTGCCAACGGAGTCGCCGCAGGGGTCGCAACCGTCAACGCTGTCACCGTCGGCGTCGCCGTCGCCGTCGCCCCCGTTGACGCCGCCGGCACCGCCACAGCACGGGCGATCACTGCCGGGGCTGTCACAGTCCCCGCCTGCGGGGTCGCCGCCGGCATCGCCGCCGCCAACGCGATCACAGCCGGCGTCGCCGTCCCATCGGTGCCGCCGGCCCCGATCGTCCACTGCGGGGTGACCGTATACGTGTCGAGCGGGGTCGCCCCTGTGTACACCCGGAACTGGTAGATGTCGGTGTTGGCGGCCGGTGACTGGGCCTGAAGCGACCACTCCACTTCGGTGTAGAAGTCGGCGGCGATGTCGATCGCGTCGGTGCCGTTTTCGTCGTCCCACATGCGGCCCGCAGTGAAATCGCTGGTCGTCTTCCCGGACGGGGCCGTTAGTTGGGCGGTCGTCGCTACACCGCCAGCGGTGATGTTCGCCGACGGGGAAACGTAGATCGGTGGGGTGGGGGCTGTGGCCGGGTGGACGATGATTGTCTGGGCGCGCCAGGCGGCCGACACGGCCATCGTGAACGTGGCAGGGTCCTCGGCGGAACCCGACGTGTTGGTGCGAGAAGCGGCACCGATCAAACCGCCAAGGTTCGTGCCTACAGTGCCGCACGACTTTTGGAGTAGGCCCGTGTAGTTCGTGGGTGCCGCAGTGACCCAGGTGTCGTCGTCGGCTTCCTCGCCTGCACTCCCGAAGAATGCGATGAACAGGTACGGCTTCGAGGTGCCGGCGGTCGGTGTGACGGACGGAGGATTCGGGGTGGTCGATGTGCCTGTGGCCGTCGTGCCGATCTGCGGTGTGATCGTCTTGTCGACGCCCGAAATGCGGTAGGCGATCGAAGCGGAACGTGTCGATCCCGACGACGTGAACGTGGGGGTGGTCGGCACCCCGGTACCTGTATACGTCAGGATCTTCAACCCGTTGGCGGCGGATTCGTCGAGGACCTCCGTCCAGTCCGTCAACGAGTTCAACGTCGCCGACGTCGACCCGATGTCCATGACGATCAACACGAGGTCGGTCGAGGCGATCGACGCAGGAAGTGTGATGGCGTGACTCGTACCGGCGGTGGACACGGCCGTCTCGGCGGTTGTCTCAATGACTGGGGCGGTCTGTGTGCCGGTCGATCCGACGTTGACCGGCAGGTAGGTGCCGTCAGTCGACTTCTTGTAGTACAGCTTCGGCGCCGCCGACGGGGAGTCGCCGGCCGTGTTGACCAGGGCACGCAGCCGGATGTTCGCTGCGAGCGGCGCCGTAACGTCCGTGTCCTGCGCCGCCGCCCATGTCGCCGTCGTCTCCGACCCGTCGTCGTTACGCCACCGGAACCCTTCCTGGTCGACGGCAGCGTCGAACGTGACGGTCCCGTTGACTGTCAAATGGCGGGCGTTGCCGGACGCATCATTGGCGTCGGACCCGAGCGGATAGTGCGCCCACAAGCTCGCCGTCTTCACGACCGCCGACAGCGAGTTCCACTCCGCTTCGAACTCGGCTTGGGTGAGCGCCGCGGTCCAGATGCGGGCCTGTTTCACGGCACCGTTCAAAAATTCGCCGAACGAGTTGTTGCCGATGTAGAGGGGGGCGGTGCCGGATTTGCCGGTGGTGCGTGTCGCCGAGCGGATTGTGAGTGACGATCCGGTTTCGCCGGTACCACGCACGGCGAGCGTGGCGCCGGTCGCCGAGTTGTAGGAGCCGCCAACGAAATGCCACGTCGACCCGACGGCCAGGGCAGGGAACGCCCCGCCGGCCCCGGTGCTGCTGCCCAACCCGTTCGCCTCGCCGTCGTTGAACACGGGCATCGTCCCGTCGACTTCGGTGCCGCAGCCGATGTAGAAGGCGCCACCCGAATCGAACGTCGGACCGTACGCCGAGAAGTCGTTGCGGTCGACCGCCACCTGAACCAGCGCACAAAACGACCATGACCCGGAACGGGCCGCCGACGCCAACGTGAGACTGTCCGTCGACCCGTCGAAATGTGCCGCCACGGTTCAGCCTCCGTCCACGACGAGCACAAAATCGCGTGACGTGTCCGCATGCGCCGCCGGCAACGTCACCGACCGGGAAGCGTTCTGCGCCTCAGACGCCGCGATCGTCGAGAAGGTGCCAGCGGTCGGGTCATACCAACGCAGGCGGACGTTGCCGGTACCGGCGATGATCGTCGTGTCAACCACAACGGTGCGGTTGTCGGGGAAGTAGGCGAGCGCCGCCGTGTTCGACGCACCGACAGCCGCCTTCACGTCGCCGACACCGGCCCCAGTCGTCACAAACGCACTGGTTGGCGCGTAGGTGGCGTCTTTGCAGTAGACGTCGATCAGGTCCCAGCAGTAGCGGGCATCAACCGTCTCATCATCGGAGACAACGGTGTCCCATGTTTCACCGGCTGAGAACAGTTGCGCCGCACCGAACGGCCACCAATCCTCATGCCCCCAGTTCAACAGGGAGCCGCCCTCGAGAAACACCGAGTAGGAGCGTTCACGCAGCTGCTGGCGGCTACCACCGTAGGCGTCGGTGTTGCCGACATACACCGGTTCACAGTCACCCACCGGGCCCGACACTTCACCGTACGCCCCTTCGGTGACGGTGACCGCAGTGTTCGCCCACGAATACAGACAGTTGACAGAGAAACGGGTGTCCGTCGACGCGCCCGTCGGGTCATACCAGCCCTGTGAAAACGTGCTGGACGGCTGATTCGTTTCACACCACCGCACCGGCCGCGTCGACGCCCCTTCTGTGGCGTTGATGCCATTGAACAGGTTGCGGATACGCACACCGGCCGTGTCCGTAACGGCGAGCGGATCGTCGAACATGACATGCCACACAATGTTCGGATAGGCGGCGTACCGGGTGGCGATCGCGACACCGGCGTCATGCATGTTGGTGTTCGTGACCGCGTTCCAGTCGGGGGCGCAGCCGTAGGGGGTTGGGCTGCCCCAACCGTGGCAGAACGAGAAATGCAACACCAGGCCGAGGCGGGCACATTCCTGCACGACCCAGTCGACGGACGCCCACGCCGCCCCGAGCGAGCTCGCCCACGGGGTGCCGGTCCAAAAGTTTTGGGCGGCCAGGTTCGTGTACTTGTCCCAACCGGTCGTCCCGCGGTCCTCAGTACCACCGCACCAGACGGAGACACCGTTGAAATGGTTTTCGGCGACATCCTCGAGCGCGACGGTGATGTTGGCGTTCGACAGGTGCGACGCCAACGACCACGACGAAAACACTTTCGCCAAATAGACGTTGCCGTTCTGGTCGAGCAGTTTGCGGCCTGAGATCGACGCCGGGTAGAGGGCGGGTGGCGTCCCGAACCTGACCAGAGCGGAACGGCTGACCATCGTCTACGGCGTCAAATCCAACGTCATCAAACCGCTTGCACTCCACTGGATGCCGAACGTCCCGTTCGACGTCGACACGGCAGTCACAAAATCGTGCAACATGATCAGCTGATCGGTGGCCGACGACCCGACGTTCGTATAGAAGATGGATGCCATCGCGTTGCTGATCGTCGTCGACGCCACCGACACGTCCGTCGCGTCGAACGTCAACGTCCCCGCCGCAACCGTGATCTCCGTACCCGTCAACGCGACGCCGCCGGCCGCCCAGTTGGTGCCGGTCACCTCGGTTGCGACGTCGTTGCGGAAATCGTGGGTGTCGAAGTTCGGGGTGTCAGTGTCGGAGTCCAACATCACCTTGTTGTCTTCGGCTTCCCATGACTCGCCGAGCGTGTCGATGAGCGCCTTCTCGAACGACAGGAAATAAACCCCTGATGCAGTGATCGCCATGGTTCAGCCTTCTCTCGATTGGCGGGACGCCTGGCGGGCGGCACGCACCTTGTCCTTCAACTCCCGATACTTGTCGGGCTTCATCTTGTCGTCGCCCTTCGCGGCGGCGAGCTCATCCTCGAGTACGGCAAGCTCGAGTTCGGCTCGCAGATCATCGGCTCTACTCATTGGGTTAATCCTTCAATCGTTGTTTGATTCGGGTACGGATCGTGTCGGGCCGTCCGAAACCGCCGAGACTCGCTGCGAGCTGTTCGACGTGCAGTTTGACACGGATCGGTGCCGGCCTGACGAGGGCGTCCAGCACGTCGCCGTGTTCGGTCTGTCGGACGGTGCCGGAGTCGTCGACGGTCACTTTGGCCCGTTCCCCGTTGGGGAGTGTGACTGTCCGTTCACGGGCCCGGAAGCGGAGCAGGTTGACGCCTTTAGGGGGGATCCACAAACCAGCGGCCGTACGTTTCATAGGGCGAGAAACCCGAGTGCCACCGCCGCGAGGCCAGCCGCGACAAGAAGGCCTCCGAGCGCCCAGCCGGCGGGGCGGGCGATGATCAACACGACTTCGATGACGAACAGGATGACGGCGATCAGGAACATGACTTCGGCGAAGTCGGGTGAATGCATGATGACGGCGAGCGTGGACATTTCAGCCTCCTGTAGCTTTCGGGACGTTGGACACGGCGAGACCGAACCCGGCACCAGACACGCCAGCCGTGAAATAGCCGACCCATGACGGCGGCGCACCGGCACCAACCCACACACCGAACACCGGGGTCCACACACCGAGCAGCGCGTAAATCCATGACCGTGTTTTCGCGGGGAGCAGGTCGGCGATCGACGGGAACGTCGCAGCCACCTCGGGGGTGCCGACGACTTCGGGGGCGCCGATCGCATCAATCACAGGCTGATCCTCTACTGGTTGGTTGGGCACGGTGCTCCTCAAAGGCTTTCGTCTGTGTCTCGAATGTTTCGAACCGCTTCAGCAAACGATTCATGCATGGCCTTCCGCAGCCAGCGGCCGGCCGCACGCACAGCCGCCACCGACGCCAACGTGACGACAGGGATGACGATCGCCGCCACGATCAGATCGTTCACGACTCATCATCCGGGGCCAGAGGATCGGCGGTCTGCTTCGAAATGGTGAGCGACGCATACCCCAACGTGGCGGCCAGATCGGCCCGTTGCGCGGTGGTGAGGTCGGCGGCGATCGCCAGTCGCAACAAGCCGTTGCGAAGCCTGACGATCTCCACCTGCTGTTCCTTCACCGTCGCTTTCAACGCGGCGACATCCTCACGGGCCCGGCTGGCTTCGTCGGCGACACCCGCCTTATAGGCGGCCGATTCGCGGGCCGGTGCCGTCGTCAACCATTTGACGATGATCCCGACGACGCCGCCACCCGACAACAAAGCGAAGATGAGCAGCTGGGCCTGCGTGAACTCGGAGCCGATCATTGGATCCCTCGAGCCCACACTGCGATCATCAACATGATGCAGCCGGCGGCGATCCACACCCAGACGAACGAGGCGAGTACCGCTGCGCCGGCGCCACGCTGATCCAACCCCCACAGCACTATCGCACGACACCATGCGGTCACCGTCATCAACGCCAACCCGGACATTATGCGTGTCCGTCCACGCAGCAACGGCGGCGGGGTGGGATGCCGACGCGATGCGAAACAGCCGGCGAGACACAACACGCCGGCGGCAAGGAACAACGGCACCAACGCGACCGCGAGACCGGTCGACGGGACCGACAGGATGCCGCAACCGGTCGCGCCGACAGCGGCGAACGCAACCCATATGCGGCTGAGCGGCGCGCCTTTACCCAATTCGCGGACGATGCGATGCGGCATGATCCATCCCCATCGGCTGCGCGCAACAGTATGCGTGGGCGTGTCTTCACTGGTCCACCCTTTTCGCTTAGGAGTCGCCACCAGCATCACCCGACACGCCGAGGGGGATACTGGCAGAGCAAGCAGAGGAGGCTGTTACCGACGAAGCAGAAGGATGATGAGAATGATGACGAGGATCAGGAAGATGACGCCGCCACCCACATACACGCCGTCAGCCAGCAGCGGCGTCATGACGCCACCTCGGCGTCGACGACGGCCGCCGTCGCCTGATCATATTTCCCGGTCACCGGCAGCCCGTTCTGTTCCTGAATCGTCTTCAACAAGGCGATGACAGCCCAGTCGTTCCATTTCCCGGCGACCGTCTCGGCGACCGGCGGAGCATCCTTCACCCCGGCAACAGTCGCCGCAGTCGGATTCCAATTCACATCGTCTCCTGACGGTGGCGGCGGCGGTGGTGCAGTCCACGCCGCGACGATCCTGCGGGCATGCGGAATGATGACGTCCCGCACCTGCGCCTTCTTCTTCTGGCCCGGACAAATCTTGCCGTTGCTGTTCGTCCAATACGGATAAGCGAACGGCTCCGTGTGACTCGCCGTACCCGCCCCATCCCACGTCAACGGATACTCCAACGGAATCTTGTACAGCATCGAACAGTAGGCGACACCGTTCGCCAACTTCTGTATCTGGGCTTCGGTGAACGCGGAGATGGTCGGGTCGTCGAGGTAGCCGGTGTCGGCCGTCTCATACGAGATGGCCCAGCCGTTCACCTTGTAACAGGCGTTCTGGGCCTGGTTGATGTCGATGAACTGTGCGGCGTCACCGTCACGATCAACTTGGAACGTCGGCAACGTCGTCGAGTTGCCGTTGACGACACGCCGTTCCGCCCACGCCTTCGACGCCTCGATCGACCCTTCCCGGCCGGCGCCGTTCGTGTGGATCAACTGCAACCGCGGGGCGACACGTTTCCGTTCGGCAGCAAAGTTGACGTACAACTTGCGGTAACCGGGCGGCGCCACATCAGGCCGGAACGCCGCCGGCCTACTCGGAATCGTCAACGTCATCGTCGTCCTCGCCGTCGTCGATCGGCACATCGTCGTCTGGCACTTCGCTAGTCACAGTGAAGACCCCTGTCAGTGTTCGGTGCAGTATTTGATGAGGCGGGCATACTCGAGTTGTCCGGCCGGTGTCGGATGCCGTCCGTCGTACAGCAACGGGGCACCCAACGCAGCAGCCTCCGCCGTCAGATTCGGTGTGTTCGCCGTCCACTGCCGCACCTTCGACGACCACCACACCTGAACGTGACACGGCTGGGCGGCGATCTCTTCGCGTTGCATCAGATTCATCGCCCGATTCCACGCCTGCATCTCGACGGTTTCAGCCTCGTAGTAGGTGTGCGGCTGGATGACGGCAAGACAGACATCGTCGGGAAGGACCCGGATCACTTCACGCAGATAGTCGCGGTTCGTGTCGACCGTTTCCCATCCGGCCCCCATCTCGATGACCGCCCAATCCCCGGCGTGTAACTGTTTGAAGTTGTTGGCGAACGCCTGCCAGAGGGTGGGGCCACCCTTCATGTCGGGACGTGTCCAAGAACGGCCGTCGACCGCCTCCACTTCGACGTTGTCGACACCGAGCTCGGAACGGACGGCTCGAGCGGCGAGCCGGGTGACTGACGCGCCGACAACGAGATAACGGGTGGCCATGGCGGGGGCGACGGCCCGACTCAGCCGACCCGCTTCACCGAGATACGGGCGTCCACGTTGCGACCGGAAGCATTCGAATGCAGACCGGCAACCGAAATGTAGTCGGTGACGATCGCCACGGAGACGATGCCGGAGACGGGGACGGTGGGGGTGAGGATGCTGGCTGATGCGGCGGCGATGTCTGTGCGGGCCTGCGACACACCGGCCCCGTTCACCAAGATCGCCAGGGAGACACGGTCACCGGCCGCCAAGTTGTTCGTAAACGTCACGTTGCATTGCACCTCGTAGTAGCCGACAACACCCGGAATGAACCGGTCCGTTTGCGACGACGTCGAATGCCAGCCGTTGCCGTCGGTGACATCGGTCCCGAACGTGATCGGCGTCGACGAACCGACACCGGTCGGGATCGTAAACCCGGTCGTCGTCGACACACACAACTGACCCAGCCCAGCCTGCACGAACGCGGCATCCAAATCGGCGGCAGTCAAAATGTTGCCGGAACTCCACGGATAAGCCATTCAGACACCTCTCGGCTAGATCCCGACGGTGCTGGCAACCTGCTGCCAGTTAGCCCCGTCACACACGAACTCAATAATGTTGATCTTGTTGGCCGCCGTGTTCGGCGTCCACACCGCCTTGTACACGGCGTTCCACGTCACCGCCCAACCACCGGTCGCATTCTGCGTGAAGATGAACGTCAACCGTTGCCCGGCCACGTTGACGGCCGGCGCGTTGACCGTGATCGCCCCAGTCAACGTCAACGAGATGACATCGGCCGTCCAAATGTCCGGCGTGTAACTGGCGGCGTACGTGCCGGCGACATGACCGCGATGCCAGCGGATACTGTTGCCTCGGCTGGCTGATCCGCCAGTGAACTGCGACGCCGAAACCGACGAATCCCAAGCGGCGTCGATGATGTTGCCGACACATCCGGTGCCGAGCGAAACCCCACCCGCCGGCGTGCCCGCACCACCAGAGAACTGGCCGACAAGTATCCGGACCACCGAGGCGGTGACATCCGACATCCGCACACCGACAAACGTGGAAGCGGCCGTGTTGTCGGCATCCGAAGTAAGCGAGGTCGCCATCAGCCCGGTCAGAGGGGTACCGGCGCCAGTACCAAAGAAGAAGAAGCCATGCCCCTTGTTCTCCTGCGCCTTACAGTTCACCATCGACGTTTGCACGTTGTTGCCGCGGACCCGAAAGCCGCAGCCGATCCCGTCGAGCCGCCCAGAAAACCACGACTTGACCGTGTTCAAATGCAAAGCGCGGGGGCCGTTGAGGTACACGCCATCTTTACCGGACTGGCCGACATTGATATTTTTGAACATGGAGTCGGAGGCGTTGACAGCGTGCAACCCGTACTCGTCACACTGGTAGATGGAGATGTTGTCGAACGTCGAATCGCCGCCATACTCTCCGACGTACAACCCCGACCCCTTGCATGCCTGAATGCGAACGTTGAGCACCCTGTGTAAACGCAGCACGTTGCTCGAGCCGGTGTGATCAAGCGAAATGCCGTGATTCGTCGCCGACGTCTGATTGACAGCGGCACCGTTGACCTGCAAGTCGCGGATAGTGATGTTGACACTGTCAATCGACGCATTAGACAGAAGCGGACCCGTCGATGACGGCCACTGAACAAGCTGCGAGGAGCGGCCGCAACCGACAAGCGTGACGTTGCTATCGAGCATCAGGCTCGCCGCCCAATAACTGCCAGGCGGCAGAAACACGATGCCGCCACCGGCCGCCGCTGCCGCCGTCAACGCCGCCTGAATCGCGACAGTGTTGTCCGTGACACCGTTGTCGCCGACCGCCCCGTAGGTGCGGACGTCGATATGGGGCAGCCCGTAGACGAAGCCGGCCGGTGACACCGCCTTGTCGGCGACCACCCCGGCAATCGTCTCAGCATCCGATGCCAACCCGACCGGACTATCGGTCACCGCCTGCTCGAGCCGGCGTAGCGTGCCCTGATTCCACTGCATCAGACGGCCAACCTGTTCGAATCCAGGACACCGAACACTGGATCGTTCAACACGAAATACGAGTTGGTGTCAGCGTTCGCGAAGGCGAGGTCAACCGTCCACGACCCGTGCCCGATCGCATGTGAAACCCCGTCGAGCAACGACGCCCTCGAAATGGTGGCACCCACGTTGAGCGGGGACCGTTCCACGGTGACAGTGTCAGCCAACTCGAGCTCGACGACCTGCCGCACCTCATCCTCCGTACACGCCGCCAAATTGACGGTGCCGGTATGGAACCGGAGTTCCGGGCTGGAGAACCGGGTGAGGTACGAGTAGACGATGTTGGCGGTCTGCGGATCGTCGATCGTGAGCAACGTCCCCAAATCCAGGTTGCGGACAAAGTATTCGTCTTCGGCTGCGGTGTCGACGTATTCAACGGTGACATCCGTCGACTCCGACTTCCCCGACACACGGGTGAACAGGAGGTCCGCGGATGAGCGTTGCGTCAAATCCCGGTACGGGACACCGGCCGTCCGGTCATCCGAGAACGTCATCGACGGGGTGACGTTCAACTTGGAGAGGCGCCCATCGAACCTGAGAGTGCCGTTGGCGGCGACAAACAGGAACCCGTTTTCCGCCCTCGAGCACTCTTGCAGGTAGGTGAGAACGTTGCCGCCCAACGTGGTGGCGCCGAGGATCGAGGTGCCGTCGTCGATCGACCGGGATGACGGGAAGCGGACTTCGGCCCGGTCCAACACTCTCCGGATGCGTGCCCCGGACGTGTCACCGGCATAGGCGGCGGCGATCTCGTCGAGTTGTTCGTTCGCGAGGATCGCGAACCCGTCAACACATTCCACAGTCACCCACGACAGGTTCTCAGCCGCCTCCTGCCGGTAGGTGACCGACCAGTCGTCGATCCACCCGTTGAACAGGTCATGATCCCGCCACCCGATGCGGATACGTCGCATCGGGGTGATCTGCCCAAAATACGGTGACCCCGAGTAGGCGGGGTCGAAAGTGCGGTCATCGTCGTTGAAAACGACGGTCGCCTTCCCAGTCTGATATTCGTCGATTTCCCGTTCCCGACCCCGATCGATGCCGATCGACTTCACATGGTCGGTGACGTCAACGAACACGGTTGCCGGCGCCAGAACGTAGGTGGCGTCGTTCAACACGCCTTTCACCGGGTCGTCCAACACGAAGTAGAGGCCGCCGACGGCGTCGACACCGAACCCGATTTCGACGGTGACATCGGCCAGGATCGATGCGACAGTCACCGGACGACCAAAGGCAACGGGCCCGACTGACGCTGCCACTTGCGTAACGCCCGGACGACATCGTCCCCGTTGGCACCGGGCGGCATGTTCACGGTGACATGGGTGTCACCGCCGCCGATGATCGACCCGCCACCGGACGCGGCGCCGCCAGAGGCACCACCGAACGCCGCCGCCACCTTCGGACCAACCTCCGACATGCCCAACAGCGCAGCCATACGGCCCGGGTTGTTGAGCGGCAACACAACCTCGGGCCCGGTCTCACCCAAGGTGGAAATCATCGGCCGCGACACGTAACGGCCCATCGCCGAACCTTTGATGTAGACGGGGTTCGAATGGATTTGAACGTACAGCTGGTCTTTGGTCAGGTACGGGGTGATCGCCACCGACCGGCTGGCAGTCATCCCGGCCAGCTTCGTGTAGACGTCGTTCGGTGCCACATACGGCTTCACATAGGTAGGGATAACCGCCGGAATCTTGTTCAAGTCGGAGGTGTACGCACCGATCTGCCCCCGAGCCTCCTTGTCGCCCAACAACGCGAGATAGGTCGTGACCTGTTCCGGCGTCAACCCGTACTGGGCGTTCAACGCCGCGATTTGCCCTTCGGTCGCACCCGCCGCCCGCCACTGATCATTCAACTGTCGAACGTTGTAGGCGATGTCGTTCGCCGCCTCCTCCGCAGACGCACCGTTCTCGATCAACGCTGCCGCATGCTCGAAGATGGCGTCACGCGTCGTTTCCAACTGTTCCTGATTGGCGCGGCCCGCTTCCGTGTTCATCGCCAACGTGGCACCGTTGTCGTCCAACGCGTCAGACATCGCTTCAATCTCAGTCCACACGTCACGCGTCGCCGACCGCAAATCCTCCTGCGGTGCCCGCAACCGTTCAACCGACTCACGGAACTGGTCGGCCCGCTGCGCCGAATCCTCCGCCGCCGCCTCCATACTGAACATTTCGTCAACCAAAGCGGCCAGATTCGGTGTCGCCTCGTCGGCGGCGACAGCAATCTTTTCGATACCGTCGGCCGCTTTCACAGTCGACGAGTTGAGCAGACCGGCCTCTTTAGTGACCGGGCCCATCGCCCCATACACCTTGTCGAAACCTTCAGCCAACCCGATCTGATTGCGGACGTACGCCTCGAACACCGGGTTCGAAGCGTTCAACACCGTCTGCAACGCCTGAAACACGACGAGGGCGTCCTCACCGCTGCCAGAGGCGTCAGCAACCTGTGTGGCGTACGCCACCCAGCCGGCACCGGCAGACGTCGACGAAATCTCTGCAAGCGCAGACTGGGCTTCGGCCAACGTGTCGACCACCGGGGTCAACGCGCCGAGCGCGTCAGCGGTTTCCTTCGCGGAGCCGACCACCACGCCAAGCTGTTTGGCGGCACCCGACCACAACTGCGACCACAGGGCGACACCGGTACCGGCATCCTCCGTCGCCTTCGTCATCTCCCCAAGACCGAGAACAACGTTCTGTTGCTCATCAGGCAACGACGCCATCAAAGCGAGAAAGTTTTTGTAGACGGCGACCGTGTTGTCGCCCTCACCGGCTGCGTCGGCCTGTGCCCGCGCCAACGTGACAAGGTTGGCGCCGAGCTCACTCGAGGCGGAAGCAGTGTTCAGGAACTTCTCACCGAGTGTGGCGATGCCGCTGTCGCCGAGCAGATTCGACGCCGCGACCAGACCGTTCGCACCTGTCTGCAACCGGGCGAACTCGCCGTCGGCGAACCCGGCCGCCCTCGCCGCATCCTCCAACTGGGAGGCGGTCATCGGCATGGTGCCACCCATGACACCAGCGAACAATTCGAGCTGCTGCCCGGTTAGCCCCATCTGTGTGCCGAGGTCGACCCAAAACTGGGCGTACGCCTCCGGGGTGCCTTCGTTCGTGGCGATGTTCAACCCGGAGATAGCCGACCAGGCGTCTTCGGTTTGCAACCCGAGAGCACCCAACGCCTGCGTCAACGCCTGCCCGTCTTCGGTGTTGCCGGTCAACGCGTTCGACAACGCCAGCTGTGCGATCGTCAACGGGTCGACTGCACCCGTCGCCCCGGTGGCGGCGGCAGCATAGTTCCATGCGTCGATGGTGGCTTGGCTGAGAGCGTCGGATACTTCACGGGTGCGTGCGTCGGCGTCACGTTGCGACTCGCCGAACGCGTCGTAAATGTAAAGGCCGGCGGCGATGCCGGCGCCGAGCACACCGAACGTTTTCGCCAACCCGGAAAGGCCACCGTCGGCACCTTTGACAACGCCGGCGAGCGATTGAAAGTTTTTGATGAGGCCGCCGACCATGAACATGACCGGACCGGCGGCGGCGGCCACAGCGGCGAGAGCAATAGCGACGTTCTGCACCGGACCGGGCAGATCGGAGAACCAGCCGGCCAGATCACCGATCCCTTTCGCCATCGTGGCGACGAACGGCAACAGGACGGCGCCGACTTGGATGAGGGCGACTTGGATGTCGGCGAACGCCTGCTTCATCTTGAACGCGCTGGTGTCCGCGACTGCGGAGAACGCCGTGTCCAATGAGCCGGTCGTGTCGCCCAGCCGGCCCATGATCGTGTCGAGGCTGCCCGAATTGTCGGCCAGCAACGCCGTCAACGTGTTCAACCCGCGGACCTCGGGCATGAGGGCATGCATCGCTTGGGCGTTGCCGTTGAACCCGTGTTCGCGTAGCAGGTCGAGGGCGCCGGTCAAACCGTTGGCGTCGATCGCCGCTTTCAACGCCTCAGCCGACGTCCCCATTTCCTCGAGCATGTCGCGGGCGGCTTTGCCGGGGGCGGCGAGATGGGTGAGGACGCCACGTAGACCGGTGACAGCCTCGTCTGCGTCCAACCCCTTGTTCGTCATGAACGCGATCGCCGCGCCAACCTCGTTCATGGAGATGCCCATCGACGCGGCGATCGGCAACACACGACCCAACGCCCCAGCCAACTCCTCCGGTGCGGCACGACCTTCGCGAACGGTCGACGTCAAAATGTCGGCGGCTTCGGCGGCAGTCAAGTTCGCGGCACCGTACGAGCCGACGGCACCCGTCAACAGGCCGACAACAGTTTCGGTGGACCCCATACCGGCCGCGGCGGCGTGCGCCGCAATCTCGACGGCATCCAACGCGTCAGCCGAATCCAAACCGGACGACGCCGCGAAGTAGAGGGCGTCAGCCAAATCCTGCGGCGCTTGCGCCGTGTCGCCCGACAGCGACAGGACCGACTCGCGGAGATTGTCGATTTCGCTGGCGGGGACGTTGGCGAGGCCGACCATCTGAGCGAACGACGTTTCGAACCTGGACGCCATCAACGTCGCCGCACCACCCAACGCGACGAGCGGCACCGACACGTAGCGGGTCATGTTGGCGCCGACCGACTGCATCGACGCCCCCACCTTGGTGAGCCCGGATGCCGACGTGGCGAGGCCGGTCGTCGCCTTGCTGGCGGCGGCCATCGCCGACAGGTATTGGGAGACTCGGGCGGTCAGTTTGACGGCAACAGTCTTTTCCAACAGTCACCGCCTCGTCAGTCGTCGTCTGGGCCGGTTACCGCGACGTACACGCCGGCCGGTGGCGGCGACTCCGGGTCGCGTCCCTTCGCCATGGAGTGCAGTTTGCGGTCCCGTGCGGCGCAGGCGTGACACACCAAAGGTGTCGCCGTATATCTGTCGTCGTTCGCTTTGTCGAAGGTTTCGTCCCGTGGATTCCCACAGCCAGAACACAACGAGTCTTTCCAGTCCTGCCACTCGAGTGCTGCTTCGATGTCCTCGTCGAGCCAGGCGGGGTCGCCGGCGTTTACGATTCGGCCAAGGAAGACTGATCGGGGGATGCCTCTGGGACAGGCGTAGTCGCGGATCGCCCGTTCACTCGGTGAATTAGCGAAGCCGCCCCGGATTTTGGGGTATCGAGACCGCCCGTGTTCGCCTCGACACAGCGGACGAGCAACAGGTTGAACTGGGTGTCGTTCAACACCCGTTCCAGGCGGCCGACATCATCCACGGTCATCGGCGGGTCGGCGCAGGATGCGGCGATCGCCGCCAGCGGAAACGTCTCCGGGTTGTGATCGATCCGACCCAACGCCTTCTGCTGTTCCTTCGTCGGCGGATGGGCCGCCATCAGATCGGCCCACGCCCGATGACCGATCGACCGGAACTTGAACTCGACTTTGACAGCCTCAATCTCGGCTTCCAAGTCTAAAAGTTGTTCAGAGATGATGGGGGCCTGCGGGACCTCGTTGTGGATGGCGTCGCTTTGAACGGCGGCAGTCAACTCGGCTTCGAGCTCGTCGTGACGGGTGAGAAGATCCTGTCGCAGAAGGATGCGGGCCGTCGTCGTCCGAACATAGGCCGGGTCCTCGGCCTGCGACAGGATCTCTTCGATTGTTTTGGCGGTTGAATCCGACATCGGGTTTACGTGTGCGCCACCGCGGACAGGTACGGCGTCGACGTGACCGCCAACTTTTCGGTGAACCGGACGTTCGTGTTCGCCGCCGAGTTCTCCGGCGCCGGAGTGTGCATCATCGCCGGCCACACCTCCACCTTCGAACCCTGCGTCGGCATGACACCGGCGACCCTGATCGGGTCGATGACGACGTACCCGGTGGACCCGTAGTTGTTGAACAGGTTCCATGCGGTGTCGACGGCGGCGTCACGGAACAGGGTGAGCTCCAGTTCGCCGCCCCACGAACCGACCACTTGGGCGTCGAAGATTTCGGCGATCGTCGCCGAATCCACGTTGTTCGTGTTGACGTTGCGGGCGAGCCCGTCCTTCGAAATGAAGTTGGTGATGTTCACACCGGCGGTGATCTCCGACACGGCAGGTGTCGAAGCGGTGGCGATCGCGGTGCACCACCAGACTTGGGTGTGGGCTTCGTATACGTATCGGGCCATTGGTCCGTCCTCCTTCGAGGGGGTGGGGGCGTCCCCCCATATGGGGACGTTCGGTTTGGCGGTCGGTCAATTTAGGGGCGATGGATGATTCCGAGACCCCAACAGTTTTCACGGTTCGACCAGGTGCAGCCATCCTCGGCGCACCATGCTTCGATCGCAGCTTTGACTGGGTAGGACGGCTCGAGCGGCGCCCCGTCGGGGTGTTCCAACTCGGTGTCATGGAGCAGGATGGTCGTCGAGCGGGGCCCGTACAGCCGTAACTCGGCGAGTGTTTGATCCCTGTGATGCGATGTGTCGATGAACAGGACGTCGATCACGTCAGGGATCTGGCCGGCAACCGTCAGATCGTCGCCAATGACCAGCGTCGAATGTTTCGACCGGTAGAACTCGAGCGGCCACTGCGGGATCGCAACGTCGACGCTGTAAAGGTGTCCGCCCGTTCGTTCGACGGCAGCCAGGAGTGCGGCCGTCGAGTTGCCGGAACGGACCCCGAGCTCAACCACTACTTGAGCGTGAGAGTCGACAACGGTGAGATATAGGTATTCGAGGTGTTCGACGATGTCCGACGGGGTCGCACAGCGGTCTAGGTAGATGTCTGTGACGGACATCAGCACGTCCCGTCGGCGTGCGGCACCAAACGGAGCCACGGGTTGGACCGCAACCCCCACGGCAATGCCTTGGGACGTATCTGTGTGGCCCGTAGAGCGACGGGAAGACTGATCTGGTCCTGATACCCCCAACACTCCATTTCTGTCCACCACAGGTCCGCCAGATCGTCGACCGCGTCGCGGTACACGATGAGGCCGGCAGCCCACAGGCCCCAGCGCATCGGGTGGCCGGCGGCACGATACTCGGCGGCCTGTTTCAACACTGGCGTGTCCGCATACTTCGGCAACGTCGCCGACAGTTCCGCTTCCGGGTAGATGCAGGCCCGGTCCGGATGTTCCCACATGGCGAGCAGATGCCCATCGGCGGCAGCCGTCACTTCTTCAACGAACGTGGGCGACACGATTTGGAATGAGGCGTCAATCCAAATCCACGGGCCGACAAGGGTACTGAAGTTCCACGGTCGCAGCTTCGGACCTTTCGCAGCCATCCGAGGGTCACTAGGCGGCACCAACATCCCTCTGAGATCCCAACCAGGAGCATCAAGTGCGGCATCGTCGGTGACCATCGTGAACGTGCAATCCACCGACTGCGCCGGCACCGGCTTCGGCCGGTCGTAAGCCCCGAAGATCGCCGAGACGACGGCGGTCATGGCCGATCGATCGTGAACACGGTTTCCCGCCCGTAAAACGTCGCCGGGGACTCCACCCTGACCTCGTCCACGTCGAACCCGACGAAATGATTGATCAACAAGTCATGGTTGAGGGCGAGGGTCGGCACCCCGTACGCGTCCTCGAAACGCAGTTCCTCATGCGGCGTCTGTTCTGTCCACGGCGTGAACGTCACCAACACCATCCGCCTGGTGAACGAGACGAGCGCGTTGTCGAGGAGCAGCTGCCAGTCGTAGTTGTGCTCGAGGACGTGCCGCATGAAAATGCCGTCCACGGTCGTGTCACGGGTGACGAGGTCGTCGACGACGTCAGCGAACTTGGAGGCGGACCCGTCGACACCGACGTAACGCGCAGAACGGTTGAAGCGGCGGAACCAGCCGAGACCGCAACCCCAATCCTCCACCGTGTCACAGCCGGCGAGAAACGCGGCGCCGAGCTCATACGACGGGGACGGCCCATACGGCTGCGGTTCGACGACATCTGCGTAGTGGGAGTCCCATTTGCCGACGTTGCTCACGCCACAGCCCCGTATTCGGCGGCTCGGGCTTCGAACGCGGCCCTGTCGGCCTCCATCGTCTCCCGCCCTTTGCGGTAGATGTCGTCGTCGTCAGCCTTGTTCCAATAAGGGTGCAGGTGTTCGACGAGGGAACCCAACGCCATCTGCCAGACGCCACGCTGCTGGGCCGCGGCGACGATCTCGTCGTCAACGAACTGGTGGCCGTATTCGTGGCAGACAGTCCCCGGCCCGTCCCATGACGCGCCCACCTGATCGACGTAGCTGCGGCGGATCAACAGGTGGGTGGCGTGGTCGCCGGCGATGACACGCGGGCTCCCAAGATCGTTGGTGCCGATCACGTCCGCCTTGTAGTAGTCGGCGACAAACTCGGCGTGGTCCAGCCAGCCGGGTTGAAAGATGACGTCGTCACCGACCATGAACACGTACGGGGCCGGCGAGCGCTTCCCCGAGTACTTGTAGCCGTAGTTCATTTTCTGGGCGAACGTCCCGGCATGCTCGACAACTTTGCCGCCGTACTTGATGACCTCGTCGATCTCCTCGATGTCGCCAGGCTCCACCACGAACCAGGCAGTAGCCAGCCCGGTCGACGCCGTCAACGTCTCCATGAACGGTTTCACGTTTTGCGGTCTGTGCAGCACTGGCACGATGACGTCGACTCGTTCCGTCGCCGGGAGGACGGCGGCGATCGCCCAAAAGTCGGGTTCGGCCATCCAAATCGGTTTCAGATGGGTGGTCCGGACCCCGGTGTGGATGTGGCAGCCGCTGGGCCCGTGCAGGTCCATCCACCGTTTGAAGAACGACAGATCCTCCGACAACAGTGACCCGTCCGGGTCTTGGATGCGGTCGAACCAGACGGGGCCGTACTCGTTGAGCATTCGGGCACCGACCGACTTGTGGATCAGCAGGAACGCGGCGCCGGTCCCTTCGCACGGCATGACAGCGTTCACCGGGTAATGGGTGCGGAACGCGAACCGTTTCTTGCCGTCCGGGAACGGCTTGTACTCGAAGATCGTCGGCCGCGGCTCCCACCGATAACCGTTACGACCGTCCCGCATCAGATCGCGTTGCGCGAAGCAGAGTCCGCCGACGATCGGCCGTTCGGTCGGGTCGGCCACGCTGTGCAACGTGCCGAGGCTGGTGGGGGTGAACCCCATGTCGGTGTCAACGAAGAACAGCCAGTCGAATTCGCCTTCGAGGAAGTAGCGCATCGCCTGGTTGCGGCCCAACGGGACGTCGCCGGCGTTGCAGCGGATGTTGGTGATCTCACCGACGTGCACGCCGTCATCCGTCGCCAACAGTTCGGTGAGTGATTGCAGGAAGCTGGTTGAGACGTCGTCTTTGTGGAGGTATGCGAGCAGGGTGTCACCCATCGGGGTTGGCGGTTCCTTTCACGGTTGGCGGTGTTTGGCGGTTGAACTCTCCGCGCCGCCGACCGCCAAGGCAACGACGCGGAGAGGACTCAAGACGGAACGGTGAGCACCCGTACTCGGTCAGACACGTAAAACACGGACGGCTGCACGCTGTCATCGCGGATCGTGCCACCCAACATGTCCAAACTGACATGGGCGACCGTCCGACCATTCGCCACCGTCAACGGCGTTGCTAGCAGGACAGCCCGCACAGCGTCACCGACCGCCTCCGCCTGAGCCCGGACCGCACCCACCGAAATGATCTGGTAGTCAGCGAACGCATCCGTGTTCGGATCCCCGATCGGACCGTCAGTCAGTCCGCCCGGTGTCGGATGCACATCCACATACGGGACATAGGTCGATGCGCCCTGAGCGCCCTGCCAGCCGGCCGAGTCAGGAGCTTCACCGTCGCCGACGACGAACCCGGCCGACGTCAACACATTCAAAATGGCTGCCGTCAGGTCGGCGCCACGAAACACGACACTCACAGCACCACCTCCGCCGCAACGATTTCGAGGCGGGCGAGGAGGCGGCGTTCACCGGCGTCAGCGGCCGGCAGCAGGGCGGGTTGGGGTGCGGTGTCGGATGTGCCGAACTCGTTGTAAAACGCCTGGCGGGTGTCGTTGCTGATCAGTTTGCCGTCGGCGGCGTCCTCAACGTAGTAGCCGGCAGCCTGCGCCCCGGTCAGCACAGGGGCCCGGACGGAGGCGTCCGCACGGATCGCTTCAGCTTCGACGGCGATCGCTTTGTCGGCGGCGATCACGGTTGCGGGCCCGGCACGGGTCAACGCGACAGCCAACATTTCCACCTGGGACATGTCGAGGTCGATGCCGTCGGCCATCACTCGGTGATTTCTTGAAGGATGGCGATGCGGGAGATCTGCCAGCCGTCGCGAAAGGCGTCGGTGACTTTGAATCCGACACCGACGAGCGAGGCGTCGTAGGTGGATGCGGAGGCGACGACGACGTCGTCCATTTCGATGTCGGTGTCCGCCGGGAACTTGGCTCGCATGCCACGCAACCGGACCACCTGATCGGCCGACTCGGTTGTCGTACCCTCCCATATGAACGCCCGCATCAGACACGGCCCCGAATAAAGGATCGTGGCAACAGTCGGCACCCACACGTTGCCGACACCGAGCGACCCGCCGGTCGTCGGCCGATAGACGGTGGCCTCGTCGCGGAACAGGTCGGCTTGGCGGCGACGGAACCGGGCGATCGCAGTCTCGAGGGACATCAGGCGACACCGAACCGTTTCCGAATGTACGGGCAGGCCCGCTCCAACTCGGGCGGATACTGCTCGCCGGCCGTCGGGAAATGATAGTTGACGGAGTAGCCGTCGATCGCCTCCGACCGCACCGGATACTCGCCAGACGTCCGCACCATCGCCGTCGCCACATCCAACGTCGCCTGTTTGATGCCGGCCGGCACCGCAGCCCAACCCCACTGTGCCGTCACCGTCGTCGTCAACGTGTTCGACCACGACCGGTTCACACCGTACAAGGTGAAGAACGGCCAGCCGGTCTGGCCGTCGACGATGCCGTCCCACGGGTATTCGTCGTAGTCGGCGGCGTCCCAAACGGTGACACCGACATTCACGATCAGGCCGGTGACGGTGTGGAAGTCGTCGACGGGGAGTCGCCGCCAATCCAACGGACGAAACCTGCGGGCAGTCGCAGACGTCGTCTTGTTGAACTGGCGGTGACAGAACGACTCCACACCCCGCGACGCCGCCGACAGGACGGTGGCGAACGTGCCGTCGTCGTCGGTGCCGAGTCGGGCCTCGAGCTCGGCTTCGCTTGCGTAGCTGTCGCCGAGCGCGCCCACCGGCTACTTCGTTCGCAGAATGACGGCGCCACCGTCGGTGACCGTCGCACCCACAGCAGGCTCTACCGGCACACCAGATGACGACGTCCCCGCGACAGACACGATGTACTTGTTGCCGTTCGCAAACGCGATTTCGGTGGACGTCGTGTACGCCGTCGAGTTGACACGCAACACGCGGCGCAGAGAACGCCCCATGTTGTCGGTCGTCGACGTAGTCGCCAGACCCATGTAATCGGTTGACGTCGTCGTCGGGGCGACGAGGTTACGGCCGAGGAAATCCTCGCGGTACACGGTGGTAGCCATTAGCTCTCCTCATGACGAGTGTGAGGCGTACGCCGGGAGGCGTTGCCCTTCGGGGCCTCAGTGGCTTCCGAAGCGTCCGCATCTGGGGTCGCATGGGCGGCGGCGTCGTTGACGGCGATCTGTTCGGCCATCGCCGCCGCGACGACACTGCGGGTTCGTTCGAGTTCGGCTTCGGTCTGGTCGGACTGGTCGTCAGACATTTTGTTGACTCCTTCTAGTGGGTGTCGGGTCGGGCGGGGGAGGGGGTCGGCTGGTGGATTCCCAGCCGGCCCCCTTCCCAATCATCAGGTGGCGGTCAGTTCGATGACACCGTTCGAGGTGACACCGCCAGCCGGGATCAGCACCGGCGTGAAGTAGCCGGCGTACGCGACCTGGATACCGAGCACCGACGGCTCGATCGCCTGAAGTGAACCGACCCGCTGCTCGAACACGTCGACGGCGGCAGTGTGGAACAGGAACGCCTTACCGGACGCGAGCCCCGGCGACATCATGAGTTCAACACCGGCGACGTTGCCCTGGGAGCCGGAACCGAAGTTGCCGGCGAGTAGACCGGCAGACTGGCCGTTCTGCACGTTGTACGGCGGGAACAGCGGACCGAACACGGCGAGCCGGTCAGCGGCCACCGCCAGAATCATCCGTCCGGGGGCACCCTTCACAGCGCCGTAGATCGTCGCCGCTGCCGACCAGAGCGCGCCGGTCACCGTCGCCGCGGTAGCGGACCCACTGTAGCCGACGTTCGTCGCCGCGGAAGCGTCCAGCGCGGTGCCGGTCGCGGTCTCCGTCTGCAACGCGTAGGCGTTCGCCAACCCTTCGATGATGATGTCCATGATCTGCGGCGACGAGAAGTCGATGTCCTGGCGTGACACGTTGACGTACCCGCCGTAGGTGACGGCGGTTCCGGTGAGCTTCGTGATCGTCATCTTCTGCGACACAAGCTCCGACTTTTCGTCGGCTGCCGCACCGGCCGTACCCTGGAGACCGACCGTCGGCTGCTGAGTGATCAACGGCCGATACCAGTTCTGCGACGGCATCTCACGGGGACCGATCGCGCTCACCATCGGACGGGCAGCGTCGATGAAGTTGATGACGTCACCGATCTGCGGGATCGGGATGATGCCAGTGTTGTCCGACGTCTTCTGGTGGGCGGCGGCACGGCCGTACACCTCGAGCCGTTCCTGAGCGCCCCGGTTCCCGAGATGCGCCGACCACTGGTCACAGATGTAGGCGCCGGCCGAGCGGTACTCGACTTCGTTGGCGCCGCCGCTGCGGGCGGTACGGATCGCGGTGTCGAGTTGCTGCATGCGGTTCGCCGTTTCGACGGCGATCGCCGCCGTCGAGTCGAGCTCATCCAGCTGGGAACGGAGTTCGGCCATGCGGTCACGGAGCCCGTGAAGGGTGGTCTTCTCGGCATCGTTGAGGTCACGCTCGTCGTCCTGGGCGGCACGGATGATGCCCTGAGCGTGCGTGTTGCGCTCCTCGAGTTCAGTCTGGAGACGCGAAATCATCGCGTCGGATGCGTGGCTCTTAGCCATGGGGGTTCCTCCAAGGGAAAGGGGTTGTTTGGGGAACACGCCCGTACACCGTCCACCCGACGGCATAACCCTCCGCACACCGGAGGGCTGGTTGTGTGTGCTACTCAGACTTGGCGAGCCGCGACGACGCCCACTGAAGGACTTCGTCGTTCATCGCGTCATCCAACGCAGGTGCTTCATACAGCGGCCCATCAGCCACCGCCAGCCCGGACTGATCCTCACGAACAGCCAGCACACGGGCCCCTACATACGCAGGCGACTCCACCATCGCAAGATGATCGAGAAACGCCCTGGTCACACGGCGGGTCGCCGTACGACGATTCAACAAATAGTCCTCCGCCGACTTGCAGAAGTAGCCGATCGACGCCGACACCATGTCATCCGCCGCCAACTCCAACGTGTCATCCCCGCGGGGTGTCGCCGCAATCTTCAAACGGGCCAGCAGCCCGTCCGAATGGCTGGGATCCAACGAGACGCAACGGCCAACCGTGTCCCCTTTGACATGCTCCCGATTCACCCTGATCCGGCCCGCATGCTCCTCGATGCCGTTGAACGCGCCCCGAGCGAACGATTCCCGCCACATTTCGCCCCGCCACGGAACCTCCGCCTCCTGATCCCACGGAACAGCAATCAGATCAATGATGCGTTGCCGCTGGTTGACGTCGGCGATCACCGAGTCGTTGCGAACCAGGACTTCAAAATCTGGCGTCATGCTGTTACGCCCTCCTTCATCGGAGCCGGGGCAGTGGTGCCGCCGGTGATCGCCAAGACAGGGGCGGGCCCGTTCAACCGTTCCGCCGTCCGTACCTCATCCACCGACATGATCCCCGCCGCCACCAACTTGACGTAGGCGTCGGCCCGCTCAGCGAACGGCGGCCTCGTATATTCGTCCCTGTTGAGCTCGGCCCGTTGGGTAGACGGCAACGCCCAATCCGACACCGCCGCCATCACATGCGCCGCCTTCGTCTTCAACGACGACCGGTCATGAAAATCGAACACCTGCGAAACGTTCGCGTACGGCGTCGAATCCTGCCCGGCCTGCGGCAACGCCACCAGATACGGCGGCACACCCAACAGGACCGCGATACGCGCCTCGTTGAACTGGGTGATTTCCATCATCGCCATATCCCTCGGCGACATCGACATATGTGTTTTGAGGGTGACGTTGTTGTCGAGCACCGGAGGCGCACCAATGTTCACCGCCCTCGACGCCACCCACTGATTCAACAGGTCCTGCGCGTCGTCCTCCGACAACGGCTGATCCGTCTCCAACGTGTAGGCGGGCACCCCGCCCGTCGACACCATCTCACGCACATACTTCGCCAAAATGCCGGCGGTCAACATGCGGCCACCAGCCGACTCCAACGGGCCCACACCGTGCGCGCCGTCAGTCGTCGACTTGTAGCGGACATGCAACACCTCGCCCGACACGTCCGGACCATGCGAACCACCCAACCGATACTCGCGGACCCCGCCCGACATTTCGACATGCATCATCCACGGCGGCACCACCCGAAACGTCAACGGATACCCATCGAACCCCGGCGCCACCGGCAGAACGAACGCTTCACCCAGCATGTAATCCCAAAACAGCTGTTTCGCGAACTCATGCCACGACGAATAGATGGTGGGGTCCGGGTTCGACATCCACGACGCCGGCTCGATCACCTGGCCGCCCCTGGTCCGGTACACCGGCATCGCAGACAGGACAGACGCATTCAAATCGAGACAGGCCCATGCGACGTCGACGAGCTCGTTGAAACGGGAACCCATATCCCAGTTCGGAGTCATCCACTCGGCCGGCCAACCCGACCACGGCGACGGCACCGGCAACGGCAACGACCGCGAATACGTCGGCTCAGTGTCGTCGAACTCGACGCCATGCGGATCACCAGGCGACCACCCCGTACCGCCCACCGTCCCCGGCGCAGGAGGAGGCTCCGTACTGTTGGGCGTGATACCAGACGTGTCACCGAAACCCAGCCAAGTCCAAAAACTCATCGGCTGGCCTCCTTCGCCGTCAACACGTGAACCCGCGGCTTCGGCACCGGCATCGCCACAGCCCACAACCCGACCGTCGCCGCAACCAACGCAGTGATATCCACACTCGAATCCCGCCGAACCCACTTCCAAGCGTCACCAACGAAGCGGCGCCGCACACCCGCCACCGCCTCATCCAACACCTTCGCCCGCTTCACCTGCAACCGGGCCTCCGCCACATCATCAAAGAACTGGCCGCACGCCTTCGTCATCTCCGCCCCCGCCACCGGCACCAAACGACGCTCCGGGAACCGTTCGAACACCGACGCCACCGGACCCGCCGCGTCATACGCCACCCGACCATCCCACCGCTCGAGCAGCTCCCCGAGCCGGGGAACCACCCACTCCACACCAGACCGATACTCGACAACCTCGACGCGCTTCGCCTCGTCCACCGCGACGATCGCCGCCGAACTGCGTTCCTCATGCACATCCACCCCGAACACGACCCGCCCCGAAGGCGCCACATCCGGCCCACACACCGCATCCCACACCGCCCCAGGGATCAGACGCTCATCCGACCTCGTCGCAATATTCCCGAACGCCCGACGAAACTCGCCCTCCGTCATCGACGGCGACTCAGCCGCCGCCCGAATCGCCCGCACCGACTGCGTATGCCCCAACGCCGGCATCCACGACCACCACAAATCCTCATCCGACATGTCCGCACCCTCCGGTGCCGACCACTCGAAATACGCGATCCCCTCCGTCTTCCCGCCATCCACAGCCGCGCGACCCTTCGCCACCAACTCGTTCAACGGCACCGACGCATCCGTCCCCGCCGTCGACAACGTAAACATCTGCGCCGAATCCTGCGTGATCATCGCCGGAATCATCGACTGACTGCGCCGCTCATCCGTATCCGCAAAAAACTCGTCCCGCACCCCCAAATGCAACGTCCGCCCATGCCCCGAATCCTCCGTCGACGCCAACAACGTGATCCTCGAACCGTTATCAAACTCGACCGCCTCATTCCCCATCCCCTGCAAAAACCGGCGGATACCCAACTTCGCCTGCCGCGCCTTCAACACCGGCACCTGATCCTCAATCAACTTCTTCCGCGCATCATTCCCCGTCTGCGCCGAATACGAAATCGCCTGAGGACAACCCCACCCCAACGCCCGCTGAACCTCCCACGCCAACACCAACGTCGTCTTCCCCGACTGGCGAGGAACCGTGATCACCACATCCCGATACACCGGCAAACCGTCAGAGTCGAGCTCGCCTCCGACGAGCGCCACCTGCCTCTGCCACGGCATCAACGGCAACCCCAACCGCTCCGCCACGGCGGCGACCTGATGCCCGAACGTGTCCCGACCCGGAGTCCGCGGCGTCGACCACCGGGGTTCGCACCGACACAAGGAACTCGGCCGTGTCATCGTCAACGACACCAGCACCAACCCCTCTCACCGCATCAATGAACCCGCGGTACTCACGCCACAACGCCGACGACCCAGGCTCCCGATCAACCGCCCACGCCAACGACAACAGGCCCGCCAACAACGCCTCATCACGCTCGCCGACAACACCAGCCGACCGCAACTCGTCGACAACCTTCGTGGCCGCGTCCAGGTTGGCACCCATCACGTACCTATGCTCTCCACGGCCTACGCCGTCAAACAGGACTGTGTGTAAATTGGCGAGAG